CCAATTAACTCAGGTATTTGCGAAACCACTGCATTCCCTAAGCATTTAAGTCGGTGTGATCTAGCGGGAACCCCATTAGCCACTCTACCCACGTCGGGTTCAGAGTCCCATGTATTTTGTCTTGGTTGTCCGTGTGTTGTACCGCAACATCCAAAGTGTCCCAACTTGTTTTGCCGTTCCTGATCCGCCCACCAATGTATCCCCCTTTGTAATCGCGGGTAGAGGGCGTCGGCCACATCTTCACTTGGTCGCTCAGTCGTACCTGTATAGCGTTCCCGCTTTCTCTGTGTGTCTTGCCTTGCAGTAATGCTTTCGGAGTCCCGCCACTGCCCGTATCGGGAGTCCTCCAATAAAATGGACGTTTGTTGACTTGAACTCTCAAGCTGTTTCGAGTCCCCGCGTGGTCTGTCTTCATCTCCCAATCCGTAGGAGCTCCATGTTTCGCTTCTTGGGCTAGTGGGGTAGGCCACAATCCAGATCCTATCTCTGTGGTGGTGGGCACCAATCGCGGAAGCTGGTATGCAGTGCCATTCCGCGTCATACCCGATCTCGGCCAAGTCTCCAAGAACTCGTCCAAACCATCGTCCCCTGTCGCCACTAATGAGGTTTGTGACGTTTTCCATGATCGCGTATCGGGGTTGTAGCTCGCTAATAAGACGGGCGATTTCACTCCACAATCCACTTCGCTCGCCTTTGATGCCTTCTTGCCTGCCTGCGAGGCTAATGTCTTGGCAGGGGAACCCTCCTGTGATGACATCGACTCCAATTCCGTCTGCAGCCAGTCGCTCTGCTGTAAGTTGTCTGACATCGTCATAAATAGGCACTCCAGGCCAATGTTTTTTTAATACTTTCTGGGCATATGGCTCGATTTCACAAAACGCAACGGTCTCAAAGCCTGCTCGCTCTAAGCCAAGCGTAAACCCACCGATACCCGCGAATAAATCTAATACTTTCATGCCTCAGAGAGTGCCACATCACACCTGTTGTGTCTTCTAACATTTAGTTATAAGTCAGTTGTAGCTTATAACCGTATACTCTGGGTCGTTTTCAAGCATTTTTAGCTCTTCGCGGTAGTGCTTGGCGATCTCGGCCCTTAGCTTTTTGTCCGTTTTCATAATCCCCCTAGCCTTCTCCCTCAGAAGCTCCATATGCCCCTCACCTAGCGTGTTTGTCAGCCAGTCATGGAAAGCCACTGGGTTCTCCGTAAAGTGCCTATGATGGGCATGGCAGAGCGTCACAGCGTTATCTAATGACCACCTCACTACCTTTGATCGCCTGCCGTAGATGTGGCAGCACTCCAGGGTGTCTGGCCTGCCGCAATAAAGGCAATACTCATCCCTAGCCCTTACGCACTTGCTAAACCAAATATCTGCCGCATCTCGTTTAATGGACATTATCAGGCTCCGCTATTTCCACGACCTCAAGGTCAGTCATTAGGCATGACATCCATAGATCAAAAAAATCGCTAATTGTCATATTTATTGTGATGCCCTCAGAAAACGTATCAGTGTAAACAACCGTTAATTTTGGGTTTGATAAGTCCGATACCGCGCCACCAACTTCTGCCGTTAAGAGAATTGCTTCCCCTTTTGGCAACTTGACCCCCATCAATTCAATCATGTCCTTGGCCTCACCGTTACTCTGGCAATCTCGCCATCAAGTTTGTCATAGGTGATAATCTTCGCGCCCCTACGAGATACCCAACCTCCACGGGCGGCATAAGCATCCCTGGCGGCAAGTGTCGGATGCTGTTCCGCGATAGCACCGCCGTCCTCTATCACGCGCTCATGGTGGTAGTGTCCCGTATGGATATAGGTGTAGTTTGCTTTGCCCCACATCTCACGAAATCGCGGCTCGCTAGCAAACAGCTTATGCAATTGAGCTAGCTTCATTTTGTGACCGTGATGGAAGGCCAGCATTGTCTCGCCATGTAGATACGCATAATAAGGAAACTCGTTATCTATCACCTCAAGCCTTGGCTCGTCAGCAAATCGATGCTTGATGTACTTCCTCAGCCAGATGCTCCCGCTAATATCATGGTTTCCTTCTGCTGATACCACTAACACCTTGTCAAACTTCTTGAGCATCATCGTAATCGCTTGAGCCATGACAAGCATCGAAAGCTCAACCAGCTTTCCGTATCGAGTGTCAGCGTCAAGGATGTGGCCGCTGCTGGGTGTAACTGACAGTATGCCGTCCCAATGCAGGAAGTCCCCTAGCTGACAAAGCAGGCCGGTGCCGGACTTAGGGCTTGCTTGGATCATGTCATGGATTGAATTTAGAAAAACAGACTGTGCTATCTCTACGTCCCAGTCATCGCCGGTCTCATCCTCCCAGGCGTACATACCAAGGTGAAAGTCTGTAATCGTCAGGAGCGAAAGAAGGTTTTGGTCTGCGGATGCTGGGGGTTTGGTAGGCTTAAACTTTGGGAGGTTCTTTGTGGCGTTCTCCAACCTCTCAATCAATATTTCAAACTGCCTCTCTTCATCAGTCTGGCTTTTGACCCACTGGCGAATTGGCTTGCCGTCTTCATCGTAGAAGGTTGATACGCCCTTGATCTTGTGGCCGTCTGGCACTGGGTGGTTCCAGTCATTATTTGGACTGTAGCCTCTTTTTGCAGCCTTGTTTTTAACAACTGTCAGCCTATCTCTCAACGCTGTTCTGCAGATTCCTAGCCTTGACGCGGCCTCTCTTTGGCTAAGACCCTCAATTTCAGTCAGCGTGACTGCATCTGCTTGCTCTTGTGTTTGGCAAAACTGTAGTAATGGATGGCCCACACTAACCCCCTTTGAGTTTCATATACTCCGAATCTATGGGACAGGTTAGCTTTACTCCGTGGTCTAGCGCCCAGCTTTGCACCTGATCCATAAAATCCATCATCTCCCCTCTACCGAGGCCGCTGGTTTCCCTAACCTGCCCCGGAATAACGGTTTTGTGGATTACTCGATCTTCTGTGCCAAGAAACTTGTACTTGAGAAGCTCTTTCATCGTTGCCTCTGTTATGTCTGCGCCCTTCGATGAGAAGTGATCTGCCATCTCTCGGCACCAAACATGGAACAGAGCATTCTGCGATAGCGACCGCTTCTCTTGATAGCGGCCAACTTTAAACTGTACTGGATACTCCCAATTCCAATTATCTCTCAACCATCGCTCAAAAAACACCAATCTTTCAGTGATTTGCGTCGCATCTTTAATAATCCAAAACTCAGACATTTTTAACAAGCCGCTCAATCATAATATCTAGCAGATGTCGGGCCTTACGAAGATCATCAACGCCACCTTTATCTTTGTACCGAGACACGTACTTAATCACTCCATGCTCACACGGGCCTAAGTTATTGGCTAGGGCGTATTCCAATGGCCCAATTGCCATGTTCTTATAATGCTCCCCGCCAACCTGTATCTGCATTGCCGAAGTGGTTAAATCCTTTGTAATATGCAAGCTCTCCGACATTTTCTTCCCTCCATTTTTTAATGATTAACTTGCGGCACTCGCTGCTCTTTATAAAACGCTCATTCCCTTTTGAGTCTTTTACTGTCGGAACAATAACGTCATCCAGCAGCATCACTCTGATAGCGTCCATCGCAAACTCATTACTTTGTTTGAGCCTTGTTGACATATCGCTTTTGGTAAAAGGGGTGCTAGAGCAAAAGCTCTCGGTTCTCGTGTATATTTCTATCGCCTCATCCAGGCTCATTTCGCGATTCATATGCCCTCCAATATCAGCGCGGTTGAGTTCTCCCTCTTTTTAAACGCCCGGCCAGATGTCTGATAAAGCCCTATCGTTCCCTCAAAGCCAGTGCCATGACGCTGTTTTGCCACTACCAGCTTGAGGTCTGACTGCTTTTCTAAAACCTCTTGCTCTCTTTCGTTTAGCGGTATCCCATACATCTGCTTGTTTAGCGCCTCTTTCCTTTTTTTGTTATGCCAGACGATCATCAAAAGGTGGCACTGATCCGTAATCGTCCCGCCGCCTCGTACATCAAAGCGAGTCGGGACATACTCATCTCCCCCCCGCTCTGGCTTCCTAACGTGATGCACAACAGCAATGTGTATATCCAGCGCCTCAGCCAATCCCATGAGTTGATTAAAAAATAACCGCTCACGCTGTATGTCCTCCGTGACGCCAGTAAACTGTAGATTATCAATGGCAACGATCTTGCAGCCTCGCCTTGCCATCGCGACAATCGCCCCTAAGCATTGAATAGGCTGAACCCCTCCAAGTATCCGATACCAAAAAATCTTGTCCTTTGACCAATTGGCAAACCGCTCGCCGTAATCCCTGGTTGGCTGATCGCTAGCGGCTGACTGCATACACATTAGCTTGGCAGTATCCTTAACGCTCATCTCAAAGCTAGCTAACCCAACGGGAACCTTTGACGCTGCCCATGTAAGGCACTGGTTTAAAACGGTAGATTTCATGTGGCCGTTAATACCCGCCCAGACTGAGACCTCGCCCATCCTTAACCTGACAAGATCGCTAGTCTCAACCCAGGGCAACTGAATGCCCGACTGGGCCGCATCGGTTACTAGATGGTTAAGAAACTCCTCCCGAAAGGCATCAATGTCTACAACGTCTAAATCCTCGACCTTGCCATAAACGTCTTGCAAGTCTTTATCGGTAAAGTCCTCAACCTCTGACTGTTGTATCTGTCTCACAGAATAAACTCCCCATCATTTTTATTGTCTTTAGGAAACACTGATTTCCACCCACACTCAATAGCCATGTCAACGCACTCCCTCTGCTTGGCATGACTCAAGGGCTTTAACTTGTTGGCAACTATCGCTAGTGACCTGTCAGTAGTCGGCCCCTTAAACTCTTGACGATACGCCACCCAGTCCTTCCAGACACTTTTATCGACTTCCTCCGGCGGCTTGTAACGGCCACGTTTACCCCTTTGGTTGTTACTTGATGGTTCTATGGTGGTTAGAGTATTTAATTCTATACCGCTAGCGGTCTTTAATTGCGTACCGCTACCAGTCTTTAAATCAATACCACTATCACCAGTCTTTATTTCTATACCACCAAGATTTAGAGTATAAACCGTAGACTTGTTAAATCTCGGCTCTTTGGAGATAAGACCTTTTTCCACCAAGGCGGCTAGTGCGCTGCAGACTGCATTGCGTGACGCGCAACTTCTGGTAATGATGTCTTGATAGCTAGGAAAGCATTGCCCTTGAGCGTCTGCCCTATCCGCTAAGGCAATGAGTACGGCCTTCTGAGTGCTGGTCACGTTTGTGACCTTGTTAAGCGCCCAGTTAATAGCCTCAATACTCAAGACGCCTCCTTAATGACCTTACTAACGAAACCATTAGCGCGGCCACCTTTCTT